GTTTTTTCGCCATGGTTATCCTTTACTTAAGCTTGTTCTTGTTGCCCTTAATGCCTTTATTAGCAGCTGGCTTTGCAACCTGTCCTAGTCCTACGCCCTTACCGCCATTCTTCTTGCCTGCGTGTCCTGGGTGAACTGGAGCCTTTGCTGCCTTTCCTTGCTTTCCAAACATTGTTTCTCCTTAGTTATGCTGGTATTTGTCGAGTTACTCGACCTGCGAGTACTGGATTGCCTGAACCAGTTAATCCTGCTAGTAGTTCCTGCATTGCAGGTCTACCTTGTGGCATTTGTGGCATACCGCCACCCATACCTGCTGGTTGTTCTGGTTGCCCCATCTCTGGTGCTTGTGGTTGTTCTGGTGCTTGTGGTGCTGGTTCTGGCTTAAACGCTTTGGCTACCGCTTCTTCAAGTGGTGTGCCTTTCTTGCGCTCGTCGATAACAGTTGCCATCTTTTCAACAAGTGACATTGGGTCTTGTCCTTGCGAAACCATTTGTGGAATCGCAGCTGCAAGCTGTGAGATAGACGCTTTCAACGAATCGCGCATCTCTTCGATGTCAATTGCTCGCTCTTCTTCTCCAGCATTGAGCGAAATCGGTAAGTTGCGACGTAGCATTCCTCGTGAGATTAGCTTGTCGCCTCGTGCTTGTAGACCCCATACCAATGCACGGTTAGGGTCAAGTCCTGCCATCAATCCGTATTCAACTGTTACGCCGTAATTGCCGTTGATATCGATTGATGGTTTGTATTTTAATTTGTATGGAACGCCGTTGGCTGTAGCAGATACTTCACGAGCTAATGCTGGGAAGTATGCTTCATCGGTAGCAAATGCAATAGAGATTGCTTCACCGATTGCTTCACCAAGGATTGATTGAATAACTTTAATCTGTGAATCGAACCCAGCCATAAGTGCCTTGACACCTTGACCAGTAACAATAGAACCTTCTGCTTGTCCTGCACGTGCTTGAGGAAAGCGAGTTCCAAGTTTCATTTCATCTGCTAGAACATTGTTCTCCGCAAAAGCGAACTGAGGAACGTCGAGATTAACACGACGAATCTTTTCAGGGCTGTTCGAACGAATGACACTGTCTGGACCAACAGATAGTTGAGTAACATCGGTGGGCAAAGCCAAAGGAGCTTCAACAGATTTTTGAACAGCTTCCATAGTGAGGAGCGCAAGTCGCGCCTTAGCTGCATATACAGGAAGAACGTCGTCGAACGAGCCTCGGACTTCACCATCGAGTGAAGGGCGTTGAGCAATTGCAACTGGGACTCTACCGACTTTGTTTGGTGTTTCGGCAAGGATTGCACCTCCACGACTTGGAATAAACATTACGGTGCGATTCTTGTCAGTCCAACGAACGACTTCTAGGAGTTCGTTTGAATCAGTTCTTCCGAATGCACTTGTTAGCAGAATCTTGTCTGCTAGTTCTGGAAACTTAGCTGCTAAATCTCCAGCCTTACGATAATAAGAACGGCAATAGACAGATACTTCTCCGAACCTGTCCATGTCGTAATACGCACCCATGGAGTTTTCAACATGGATGTGCGGTCTATTTTCCTTGAAGTTAGGCTCAACTCTGAAAATACAGAAGCCGTAAGTTCCTAACTGGTCTGCGCCACGCAGTAGCTCTGTGCCAAGACGAGATGAAGCAACATAATAATTTGCAATCTTAGTTCTCTTATCAGCCTTGGTTCGCTGAGAATCATCAAGGGATGAATCGCCAGCAGCTGTTATGGTAGGTAATACACCCGCCTGCTCAGAAACATCACGAGCAACCACGTCAATTAGGTTGGCGATAATAGGTTTAGACCAAGTTCCCTCTGGAAACAAACCACGAAATACTTGGTCTGCGTTACCAGAACGGACCAATGCAACTTCGCGCATGCGCTTATCGCGCTCAGCATTACGAGCCTTTAACTGCTCATATGCATTTACAAGTTCTTTCATTATCACAATCTCGCTATTCGCTGTGCAGCAGCTAAATCGTCTAGATTTACAATGTATCTATCTTCGATTTGCTTCTGGGGAGTAAATTCATTCTTCAAAAAGTTCGGCACATTGGAGGATGTTAATAAGACATCGCGGGCTACAATTTCACAGAACCATAACGCCATTACAGCGTCCATCTTTAATCGCTTGCCCTGAACTCCTGGTTGCCAAACTACTAATTGTTCTATTAGTTTTTTAACGTGTTCATTACGTGAAGCATCTGGCAACTCAATCATGTTGTCATCAGCATGCTTTAGGTTGTTATTATTGCCGTCACGTTTAATAACGGTTCCAAATAACGGAGCCAGAGAAGCTACACCAAACTCTGGGTCTTGCTTGTTATTACCTGTGTAGTGTGGGCGGTAGTTAATACCGCGAGTAGACAAGAAGTTTCTAATCTCCTCGTCTTGTGTCAAGAAAAGCTGAAATGCGTTGGACTCAACTATGACAGTATGAGGCTTGTAGGCATCCGTCCATTCTCGTATCAAAGAGCGAATCGCTGCAGGTGTGGGGCTGCTCATGACGTGAACGTCCATGACATAGCGCTTGTGTGTTCTGCGGTCGACTGCGTAAGCTACTGCTGCTGTGTCGCCTGACATAGCAGGGTCAATACCAATAATGCGATAGAAGTTCTGAGCATTTTCGGGATGACCAGCAGCGCCTGCAATCAAAGCACCCGCTTTTCTCATTCCGTTTACTGCGCCTCTAACGCACAGCGGGTCGAAGATTGCATTCTCTGCGATATCGAGGTTCTGGTAAACCAAAGACCATTTGGAAGGACCAGCCTCATTGCGGACCGCAGTAAGACGCGGTCCAGTCCATCTATCAAAGTATCCATTCTCATCTGGAGTATCATCTTCAGTGAGAGGTTGCTCTGACTTGCCCCACAGTGTCTTCCACTGTTTAGGGTCGTCTGCGTATTCTAATACGGCAGGCATGGACAAATATGACCACGGAACAATTCCGTCCGTGTAATGCGCTGGGTTACGAAGCTCTTTATATAAGTCGGTCGCGGATACGCGAGTTCCGACAACAAGAAGTTGACCCCCGCCTGGTGGTAGACGAGAGGCAACTTCCTGTCGAATCCATTCTTGTTGCTTAGCCCACTCTCCCGCGTTAGAGAGAGTGACCACGTCGTCAAGCACAATTAAGTCGGCGCGAGCGCCGTATACTTGACCGCCCATACCGATAGCTTCGACGGTAGGGTCTTTAGCATCTGATTCGCGGACATCCGCACCCAGATAAATTTTATTAGCCGACCACATGTCGGCAGTAGCTTTGTAACCGTCGGTAGGACCAAAGGCTGCTTGTAGGTCTGCATACCGAGGATGCGTCAAGCGTTGCTTGATAGCATAAAGAAACTTCTTAGCCTGCTCCTGGGTTTTAGAAATAACAATTACGTTGATATTAGGATTCTTAACTACGCGGTAAGTAACGTAGTTAATCGTAATGGTCATAGTCTTGGCATGGTTTGGTGGAACGTTTACCAAGAGGCGGGATAAGCCCGCCGACCCTTTTTCGTATGTCATCGCTTGGTGTAACCAGCGAGGTTCTTTTCCTTCCAGCATGTCAACAACGTTGAGCATGTGGTCCCAAACCTTGGCTCCCAGGTATTTCTCAGAGAACTCCGCAAAGTCAGATAGACCAGACCGAGCTTCGTCGGCGAGGTCAGATGTTCTTAACCGAGCATTGTCTATAAAGGCAGCGAAGCCTTCAGCTTCGCGCCGTTGAGTGTCATACCAGGAACGACTTCTACCGATAACCTTTAGGGCATCGGCAATAGTGCGCCCTTGGCGCACCAAGTTGATTAATTCTTTTCTGGCTTCTTCGGGGTTTAGGTTTCTTTCCAAATCTTCTCTCCAGTAGCTGTAGGGGTCTACAGGGGTATAGACAGAAGTATCCCCACCATAATTTTTACCAAGTAAAAAGCGGTCGTTAAGACCGCGTTTACGGCTTCGTGGAACTCAGCCGTTACACTTATATAGGGGTCTAGAGCGTCGGCGTGTTTCAAGAGCAAATTAAAAGTTTTTTTCTCGGTATAACAAAAGCCCTGGTCAGAGCTGGTTTTCTGGTGAAAATATTTTTGA